TTATGTGAGAGCACTTCTTGCTCCAGCGAGTGAAGTCCGCCTTATTTCTAGAGACAACCTTGGAATCCCATGTCGTACATACATCCGTATCATGGGCTTGGAAAGGTAGTATGGATGGAGTGTAGCCGAGCTTGTTGAGAAAATTAGCAAGACCCACAGCCATCCACGTAGACTCCGTCCACGAATACGGCGCATGGATGCCAATCATTATCCACCAAACTCCTGGGACATTAGCATTGCCCCGCCTTGGCTTCTAGCTTGGCTGCGTATGTTATCCATCTGCGCTCGTACTAGAGAGTGCAGCACCTCGTTCTTCTGCTTAAGGGCTCGCAGCTCGCTGTCCTTCTGTGACTCAGGTAAGCCGAGCAGTTGTTGCGCTAGTTGTTGTGCCTGGGATAACATGTCCTCGGGTGTTTGTGGCATGAGGTCATTCTGCATCATGCTGTTAACCGGGCCTATAGGTACACCGCCAGCGTCGGGGGGCATTCCTCCGGGAGGTGCTCCGCCAGGAGGCATTGGTCCACCAGGAGGCATTGGTTGTCCGGGAGCGCCTGAGACTCTTGCATGTACCGGGCTTCTTCTCCCATGAGTCGAGTTTCGTTCTTCCAGTCGATACCCATAGCTTTGAGTCCAGTAGTCTGGCTGACTGACTGTCCCATCATCAATTGAAGCATAGCCATTTGACGTTGCATGTCGTCTGCATGTGTAACTCGCTTATGCTTAGCTGTTACGGCTTCCCACGACAGTAGTTCAGATACACGTTGTACTAGCCAACGTAGGAAAGCGTTATTGTCGTGAACTAGGTGATGCCAGGAAGCTTCGAAAAGACGCATAGCCACGGGAGCTGACTGTAGCTGCAAGGATCCTCGATATAGGTCTACCGGTACACCTGCGGAGTTAAGCAAGGTCTCCATACCTTGGTCAAGCAAATCTCTAGGGGCTAAAGCTTGCGCTTCACCACCTAGTGCCTGGTACTCTACGGGAAACGGTAACGTGTTCCAGCCCGCAGGATCTTGCCTACGTCTACGTATCATTCCCTGGACGTTGCTCATAAAATCACCCATGTTAGTGGATAACAATGGGTCTGAGGCAGCGGCTGAAGCTCCGCCACGGGGAGCCGGAGTAATAAGCCTGAAAGGTATTACATAATCAAGAGCTATAGCTTCGTTGTATCTGTGTAGGACCTGCACGTACCATACTTGTCGGAAATTAGTAATCAACCTACTAATGCCCCAACCGCGGTCTTCTACGCCCGCAATGGTAGGCTCCTTCATGTGGTACACGATGCCTGGGCCAAACCTGAACAGTTGGTCGTGCTGTATAGCTTCTAGCACTGGCTCACTTACGCGCTCTAGATGATAAAGCCGGCCAGCGCGTACTAGCTTCTTGTAATCTTCCGGTATCTTCCACAGATAAGCCGTATCATCGGTCATAGGGTCGTGGAGAATCTCAATCTCGTGCGGGGACCAGCGCTTGAGTGATAACTTGTCAGGAGTGTTCTCTGGTTCGTCCTTAACTATCCAGTCTCCGTTGTGCTTACATCCGGGGCACTTAGCTTTAAACTTGTAGCCCTCGAAACGGAACTGGAACTTAACGTTGTTATACACTTCGCGTAGCGGAAACAATATGCTGCATTTCGGGCATACTAAATATCGACGAAACGGAACGATAATAGATATAAAGCCATTACCGTAACAGATGCGGTCTCTGTCTAGCTTCTGAACAGCCCCAAGTATATCCATGGACTCTGTTAAGAACTTACTCCACTTCTCCTTCTCATCGTCGCCTAATTGGTCTTGTGTGCTCAGCGCTGTTATATCTACATCCGTTAGGAAGTAAGATATCACTCGCTCCATAGCTTGCCTATATGTTCCATTTGCTTGGAAGATATATTCGCACCATTTAAGGGCTGTACGTATATCTTCTGGCATAGCCAGGGAGGCCATGTCTAGGAACGGAGAGGGGAAGTGTTCAGAACCTCTAAGACGTGAAGACCACTTAGCCGTAGGGTCCACGTTGTACTGCATGGAAAAAGACATTGCTTGTTAAGGCCTCGTGCTCTTAATTATCAGATTGGCATTCAGCAGCTTTATCAGCTACGCGCTTGGTAAGATGTTCCGCAAGCTCATCTGCGTCAACCGGCTGGCATCCGCTTTTACCGGAGCAGCTTGTAGCGCCTTTTTCTAGGTCCAGTTCAGGTGGCGTTAAGCCTTCTTTGATTTCACCGTTCTTTTCCATCTTGACCTCCAAATCCTATAAATGGTTCTTCGGGCATCACGTTGTCCATGATACCATTATCCGACCCTTCAGCGATAACCAAGTTAGTTATCTCAAACACCCCTAAAGGATGCACAAAGTCGGTTGAGTACACTGTATAGTTAGTGTCGTGGTCCGGCAAGCGCACCTTGATAGGCTCGTTACCCATGTCTGGTGGGGAGTATTTGGACCCAAACTCAAATCGGTTATCGTACACCAGGAACAAACCGCCGTTATGCTCGCTCACCCAATGATACCACGCCTGGTGCTTACCTGCCTGCCCCAGGTCAAACTCTACCCTAAAAGTAGGTCGCTGAGGCAGCGGTGATAGGCTCGGAATTTTTAAGCCGTCAAAGCCCTCTTTAACAACCCGGACGGCCTTAGCTTCTAGGTCCTCTTCTGGCTCGGCAGGAATTTCTGGCTCTGGCTCGTCCTCTGCCGCAACATTAGCTAAGGCTAGATCAGACAGTACAGCTAGTTGCTCCTGCATATCTATGAGCTGTTGTGCAACCTCTGGTGATGGTGCGGCTGGTTCTGGCTCCGCAACTTCAACCACTTCTTCCGCCTCTGGCTCCTCTGTAGTCTTTCGTAAGTCACGCAACGCGCGCATCTTATCTGCTCGTGATTTAGTTTTGCTCACTTTTGATTTCCCCTCTTTTTTAATCTTCTTTTTTGGAACTTCTCCGGAGAATATAGCTCTGGTCAATTCGCTAGGTGATAGCTCCTCCGCCCGCAACTCTACCGCATCATACTCCGGATCGACAATAACAATGCTGGCGGTGGTGCCTGTGTTAGACTCAACCTCAGCTAAGGAACTATTAGAATTTATAGGCATAACCCATGTCCTATTAACTGATAGATAAAAAAATACGTCTCGTATTAGTATACAGAAGAAATTCTACAGGTGGGCCAAAACATCGACCCACCTGTAGAATTATTTTTTTAAAGCCTACACTTACGCGTGGGCTTTCTTCTTCTCCTTGGAATCCCCACGGGCTGGGAACGCCAAGTTGACTGTCATTATCCCCAAGTTTAATTGGGAATCCTGACCGTCATACATGATAGGCGGGCCAACAATTGCACCAACGTCTGCCTGCAAGTATTGCAAGCAATAGCGGCAATCCCAGTACCACTTGGTTTTACCTTGGGAATCTTTATTCGCATAACGAATAAGCCCCTGGGCAAATCCAGCATCTAGTAAGATGCCAGGACCATCCCAACCAGTGTGGCCAGGCTTCACTGCTTGCGCGATTATAAAATCACGCATAAACGGGAGAAGTAAATCCCCCATTAGGTCACTAAACTCAGACCACTCGTAACGCTTTCTCGGGCAATATTGACCTAGGGTCTCCACCGAAGCATTAATAACAGCACAGCTAGGCAGCACCTGCTGCTTACCATCCGAGTAACTCACAATGAGCTCGCCAGTCTTGCGGCGAACAACGCGTGCTTTGGCGGATGATAAACGCCGGATGGCGTAAGTCCCTTCAATAGACATCTGAAACAGGACCTCGGCCACCAGTTCAGACGAGAGCTTAAAGCCCTTATCTAAAATAGCCTTGGTGAGGCGCTGTTCATCGAACTCGATCATCGGCTTGAAGAGCCATTGAGAAGGGTCATGTACCTCCTCAATTTTATCCGGGCTTAGGGCAAAGTCATTGTGAACTTTGTTCATCCGATTAAGCACCGTGAACGTAACCCTGTCGTGGGTAGACAAGGCTAGGCCGGGAGCTTGTACCGAGCGGTACTTACCTCCTTGCTTAACCGTCTGGGAGAAGGTTATTTCTCCCGTTAGGTTAACAATCACGTCGCCTCCTCTAACCGGCCCTAAGACCGTGTCCCGTCCTTCGGTAGGCAAAACACAATCACCAGCTAGGCTGGCGACGGCGTTTGCTCCCGCCGTAACGGCGAAGTGCTTAGCCGGTATATGAAATACCAACTGCGGAGGGGACTTCTTATTGCGTCGATTAACTTTTAACCGACCCATATAGAAGGAGTACCCATTGTCAGTCTTACGAATAAGACCAGCGCCACCGCCTTGCGGCCACGCCACCTGTCGACCCTCAGTAACCTCCAATGTCAGCGGGTGAGGCTGACGCGGGAACTTGTGGAAGTCCACAATACGGTCACAGCTTTCGCCGACCGTAACAGTGCCATTGCCGTTAAGGCCATGGTTCTGCTTCTTCCCGAGAGCTTGCATATTTCTATACCCGTTCTCTTTGTGGTGCGACCTGACCTGGTCGCTGAAGGAAAGTATCTGCACTTTGTTATGCAGAATAAACGATGACTCTTTGTTGAGTTTCTCGTTCCTGGGGATTAAGGCTAGAGAGACCAGGTCTCTTGCCACTTGGCCCTTACGTATACCGGCAGCCCCTTGTCGGTGGTACTCTTCTTTGAATTCTTT